TGAACCGATCTTGCACGCATCCAGCACCACGAACTGGTTCTTGGCGGCAAACACCAATCAGATCGATACCGTTGAACTTGCATTCTTGTCGGGTGAAGAATCGCCGGTACTAACCAGCGAACAAGATTTCGACACCGACTGCTATAAGTACAACGTGCGGCAGACGTTCGGTGTAGCTGCAATCGATTGGCGCGGGTTGTATCGCAACTCCGCATGATGTTTGACTTGATCCTAACGCTAGCCTGTCACTGGGCGGGCTAGTTTTCCTTCGAAAATTCAATCATAAGTGAGAACAAATAAAATGGCTGGTATGCAAGACTTCGAAATCTTTTACGACGACTTCAACGGAGCCGTCGCGACATTTGCAACTTCGGCAGACCCTGCAACCGCATGGCTCGTCGATGACGTATCTGTGACTGGAACTCCGGTTTATACCAAGGGAACCAGTGAGGCGACGTTGACGCTGAACAATGACAGCGCAGAAGTGATTGTTGCGTTGCACTTTAATGACGCGCTCGATTTCGACATCGACGACATTCAGCGCGTCACGATGCGAGTCAAGATTGGTGCAGCGACATTTACTTCTGGCTCAATCCTTTGCTTCGGTGTTGGGTCAGCACGAAACGATACCGCGAATAGCGTGGCCGCAAACGCTTGGTTCCGCATGGAAGGAGCTAACAGCACGACCTTGGTTTACGCCGAGAGCGATGACGGAACCCGCGATGTCGATGATATCTCGACCGGCGTAACGCTCGGCACGACCTACAAGGACTTCGTGATTGACTTCACCGGCGGCAAGAGCAACGTGAAGTTTTACATCGACGGCGTTCGAGTTTGCACTACGCAGACCTTCGATATGTCGGCGTATACCGCAGGCTTGCAACCGATTATTCAGTTGCAAAAGGCCGCAAACACCAACGTCGATTCGGTCGTGATCGATTACATAGAAATCGTTTCGAAGCGAGGCTAGTTTCGATGACGCTCCGCGACATGATTGAAGACGACGCATCGTTGTTTGTGTCTGCTACCGAGTTCGGTGAATCGGTGATCTACCGGACTCGCAGTGGAACGGCACGAACAATCAATGCAGTTGTTTTTCGTCAGACAGCGGAGTTGATCAGCGAAGACGAGAATCGTGTTGTGCCAGTCTTTGAAGTGCATGTTATCAACAACGCTTCGACTGGTATTGCGACGAGCGAAATCGATCTTGGCGGGGACACCATAGATATCGCGGATCGTGTTGGGAAAACCGCACGTCCGCGATCCATTATTCAGCTTGGCGAGCAAGACGAAGGGATGGTTGTTTTGCAATGCCAGTAACCGAACCAAGCGTCGTCAAGATACTCGAAACGATGGAGGAGCGGCTTAGCGAATTGCTTGCTGAAGAAATCGTTCTCCCGTCAAGAGAGAATTACGACGATGGCACGATTGCCATTCCAGAGATTCCAAAAGACAAGCAGATTGTTATCACGATTGGCGATTGCACTCGACAGCCTGATTTAGATTTACCGGGCAATCCACCAAGAGAGTGTTGGGAGATTGATTACCGAATTCGTTTGCGGCTGATGCCAAGCGAAACCGATCCAGAACCGATTGATAAAAAAATGATTCGCTTTATCCGTGACGTGCGGCGAGCAATGACCGGCGGCGGAACGTACGACGCATCATGGCATACCTTCGGAGGCGAAGCTATCGATGCAATGTGGGGCACGACGATGCAAAAACTAACGAGCGACGGAACGAGCCAAAGCGATGGCTATGTCTTGTCGATGCTAGTTCGGGTTCGTGTAACACCAGGTGAGTTGTGATTGCACTAAGCATCAAAGCCAAGATGGAAGAACTCGAAAAGGCGATGGGAGATGCCGCACCAAAAAAGGTTCGGCAACAAATCGCGATTGCACTCAATCAAGCAGCCAAGAAAACAGAGTCGCTGCTGGCGAAAGAAATTGCGAAAGAAATCGTGCTACCACAAAAAGAGATCAAGAGGACGATCAATCGAGTCGGTAAGGCTGCCGATGAGAAACTTGTTGTCAAAGTAAGGCAAAAAGAAACAGCCAAAATACCACTCAAGGAATATAAGGCGCGACAAAACAAGATTGGTGTTCGCTATCGAATCAGCAAAAAGAGCGGCGGCAAAACAATCAAAAGTGCGTTTATCGTCGAGTCGATGGGATCGCACGTGTTTTTGCGTCGAACCAAAAAGCGTAAGCCTATTGATAAAAGATTCGGTCCGTCACCTTGGGGCGTGACCGTCGTACACGACCTCGACAAGCTAATTGCCAAGCGTGACGTTGAACCAGAAATCATCAAGCAAATAGACCGGCGGATTAAAGCGATTAACTTCAAGAAGACTCAGGGCCAATAATATGCCACTACTAAAACGTATTCGAACACTCGCGGCCAAGGTCGAAGGAACAGCAGGGACCGCAGAGTCGTTAACTGCATCCGAAGGTGTATTCAACGCTTACGATGTGATGATTCAACCTTCTATAGCGATGGCGGATCGCGAAGGCAGCGGCTCGTTCAATTACTTGACAAGTATCACCGAAGGCCAGACCGCAACCGTGACATTCCGCACGGATATACCGTGGGATGGGACCGCAACTGAACCGACAATCTTTTCGGTGCTGATGCCAGCTTGCGGATGGACAGAAACGACGAACGTCTGGAAGCCGCGCAGTGAAGCACCAGGAACGAACGTCAAGACTTTGACGCTCGGTGTCTACGTTGACGGACTACTCAAGACGATCAAAGGTGCTGTCGGTACTTGGGTGATGACACTTCCGACGGGTCGATTCATCACGATTGAATGGACGTTTACCGGCGTTTATGTCGAGCCAACAGCGGTGGCAATCATCACGCCAACGTACCCAACGACGAACCCGCTGAAGTTTACCTCTGCGGCAGCGTGCACCTTTAATTCAGTGGCTTTGGCAGTCGAGCAAATCACGATTGACGCTGGAAACGAAGTGGTGATGCTGGAAGACCCAACACAGGCGTCTGGATTCATTCACGGGATTATCACGAACCGCAGGCCTACGATTAACGCTAATCCCGAATCGGTGCTCGTCGCAACACAGAACCGCCATAATATCTGGACGACCTCGACACCATATACGATTCAAATCACGCTCGATGGTCCATCCACATCGACGCTCGGCATTACGGCACCGAAGGCACAAATCATCAATATTCAAGAGGCAGACCGAAATCGAATCGTCACCGACGAGATTGAGTTCCTCTGCACGAAAAACGGTGCAACTCAAAACGAGGAGTTGTACTTTACGTTCACACCAACCTAGTGAGGTTTTATGGGTTTTTTGCGTCCTGGTGAAGAGTACGAAATTCAGTCCACGATTGGTCCGATTACATGCAAGGCACTCAGTTTTCAGCAGCAGCGGGAACTAATCAAGATTGTCAAAGTTTTGCAGACGAATCAAGATCCAGTCGAGGCGATGAATCTTGTTGAGAAAATCATTGAGAAAGCGACAGTGCGTTGGTCTCTGGATGAAGAATTTTCAGTTCCGCTATTGCTTGATAAGGTCAGCTTTGCGGAAGCGATGGAGATCAGCAAGCAAATCACAGAATCAGGAAAGCTATCGGAGGCAGACAGAAAAAAGTAAGAATCGCGGCACTGCTTTCGCGCGGGGAGTTGTGTCGTAGTTGCGGGGCCTCTTGCTTCGATTTGCCGAGTGATTCGAATCGACTTGAGATTGCAGACCCGGACGATGCCGATAGTACGTGGCAGCTTACCGAGTGTCCGCGAAAAATGGTGCAAGATATTGTTGAAGAAATCAACCTAGCACAGATGGCAGATTGCCACCTTCCATGCAGCGGCGGTGTGATGGATCAAGCTGCGTGGTGGGTCAATCTCTGGATGACATTCCGCAGCGATTCATCCGAAATAGAAAACGAGCAACTAAGGCGAGCACGGCATGGCTGACGTAAACATCGTAATCGCAGCACAAGACATGGCAACCGGCGTGATGAAGTCGATTGCTGTGCAAGCTAGAGTCATGGGAGGATCTTTCAAGTCGGTGGCCTCTAGTGTAGTAAGCAGCACGACGGCAATGGCTGCTGGGATCACGTCGCTTTATATAAGCATGGCACCGCTGCTTGCTACAATACTTTCGCTGCAAGCTGCGTTTGCAATCTTTCGTTTTCTTGCTGACTCAGTTTCCGAATTCATCGAAGCGGGTTCTCCGGCTGGTGTCGAACTTGGTAAATCTCTTGAAGTTGCTGCCGTTGCGTTCAATCAATTTCAGCAGATTATCGGAGCAATCTTAGCACCACTAATCAAAGCTGCCGCCGAAATATTTATGGTGCTCGTGCAGGTGATCGGTCAAAGCCTAACGCCAGCTATTGGCGGAATGCAAAGCACCTTTGAGGCACTCGCACCTTATATCGAAGCATTCAAGATTGGCATGATCGCGGC